AGTCTGGCTTTATGTCTGTAAATGATGTGCGCCGCCTAGAGGACATGAGTCCTACAGAGGGCGGAGATCAGTACCGAGTGCCACTAGCCAACATTGCGCTAACTGACACCGGTCTAGTCGCTGAGAATGAGAAGACCAACATGGTCAAGGCTCTGATTCAGGTTGGCTTCGACCCAGAGGCAACACTCAAGGCATTCGGCTTGCCAGTTATTCCTCACACCGGAGTTCCAAGCACTCAACTTCAGGCAGTCAATACTATTGACCCAGAAAACCCTGAGTCGGTTTACGGAGTCTAATGTCGCTACTCCAAAAAGTTTATTCAGTTGGCACAACACCGGTAACGGTTGTTGCGCCGACTAATGACTATGTGAAGTATGTTCTCAAAAACCTACAGCCAAAGGATGTAGATGAGTATGCCCGAGATGGCTACATCTACCTAATTGGGCAACAGTTCACAATTACTTCTGGCGGCACAGCAAACTTTTCAATAGCAACTGGCGCTACTGGGGCGCAACTAGATTTCTACTCGATTATTTCAGACACAGCAACGGTGCTTTCCAGTCTTGTAGAAGGAGCAACAGTAACAACAACTGGCAATGCTATTCCTGCCTACAACCTAAACCGCAACAAGTCTGATGCTCACACCTCAGTTCTAAAGGCAGCAACTTCTATAACTGGCGGAACGGTAGTAAGCCAAGAGTTTACAACTGCCTCAATCCATGCTGGCGGTGAACTATCAAGCACCAAAGTTCATACTCTAAAGCCAAATGCTACTTATGGAATGACCTTTGCAAATCTAGGCAACCAGACAACAAATGTTTATTTCCAACTAGGTTTTAGCGAACACTACAACGGCTACAATAACATCTGGCTGGAAACAGTAGATGACTCTTTTGTTCTAAGACCTGGCGAGGAACTACTTATGGAACTATTGCCTTCAGCAACCATAAACGCCACTTCACTAATGAACAGCAACAAGCTCTCAGTCATGAGGCAGAAGTAGGATAGGAAAAGATGCCTTATTACATTGCTAAAGACCGAGAAGGTTGCTCAGGTTGGGCAGTCATTGACCAAGATGGCGCTGAGTTCGGTTGCCATACAACAAAGCAGTCAGCCATAGATCAGGCTGTTGCTATCAGCCTTTCAACTGAAGAAGAATTTTTAGGTGAGCGCTCAGTTCGGGCAATCAATCAAGAAGCACCTGCTTACATGAGGGTTGCCGCTAGGCGAGGGCTGGAATATTACAGCGAAGGTCTAGGCGGAGATGGTCTAGTCGAGCGCACTATCCGAGAAGCCCGAGAGATGGCTGACGGCAATGTGTCAGATGACAAGTGGATTCGCATTGCTGCTTGGATTGCTCGCCACCTCGGAGATTTAGATTCACCAGATGCAGACCCAGCCTCAGACAACTATCCGAGTGCCGGTGTTGTCGCACACCTACTTTGGGGTTCAGGCCCATCAAAGCGAGCAGCCGAAAGAACTCTAGCCTATGCGGAATCAGTTGTTGCTAGAATTAGAGCAGATGAAGAAAGTCAAAGAATGAACACAAACCGCGCATTGCCAGATGAACTAGCAGTTGGCGATACTGTCGCTTGGGTTATCCAGAACACCGAGATTGAATCTTATGCCGGTGTTGTTACTGACCTTATGGAAACTGATGCTCATGTTGCTATCTGGGATGAAGAAGATGGCATCTGGACACCGGAAGGCATCACTGCTGTTGTGCCTATTGCTGACCTAAAGAAAATCAATCCTCTTGTTAGCGAGCCAGAAATGGAAGAGCCTATGCAAGACCCTTCTATGCCAGCAGATATTCCAGATGTTCCTTTTCAGGTACAGTCGCGTGACAAGTGGATTCGAGCTGCTTGGGCTATCAAAGCAAAACTAGAAGGCGCTTCAGATGAGGCTCGCGCTCTAGGTAAGAATGAAGTTCGCACCAACCACATTGAACTTCGAGCAGAAGGCGATGGGCGCTCTTTCTCTGGCTACGCGGCACTATTCGACCAGCCGAGTTTACCGCTCCCATTCACTGAGTATGTAAAGCCTGGCGCTTTCAAGCGCTCGCTACAATCTCGCAACCGCATGATGTTGCTATGGAATCATGACACCTCAAACCCTCTAGCCTCTACTCGCAATGGATCACTTCAGTTGGTTGAAGATGCTCGAGGCCTAAAGGTCACCGCAACCCTGCCGGATACAACTCTTGGGCGCGACATTGCCGAATTGGTTCGCACCGGTGTTGTGGACTCAATGAGTTTTGGTTTCTCAGTCAAAAAAGACTCTTGGTCACAGGATGGCCAGACTCGCTACCTGGAAGATGTTTCTCTTTATGAGGTAAGCCTAGTTTCGACACCTGCTTATGAGGCAACCGCTGGCACAGTATCAGTTCGCTCAGGCGATGCAATCTCAGCCGATACTCTAGCCGAGGCATTGTTCAAGGTAGAAAATGGTGAGCAACTAGACCCAGCCGAAGGCGCTGTTGTTGCCGAGGTCATCTCTCGCCTAACAAAGACAGAAGAAGTCCAAGAAGTTGAGGGTGACATTCTTGCTCTCAAGCAGAAAAAACTCGCTCTACTAATGATGGGAATCTAATGCCAACCAAAGATGAAATTGCTGTAGCAATCAAGGTAGTAAAAGAAGTATCTGGTGATCCAACCACCGGCGCAATCAAAGAACTGCTAGACTTGCTAAACGCTCCTGCCAAAGAAGCCAAGAGCTTTACACCGGTCACCGAAACCCGAGTGGCTGAAGTAAAAGAAACTCGCTAATACCTTTCGAGCGAGATAAGACCCCCGACTGACCCCCTTTCCAGTCGGGGGTTTCTCTTTACACACTTCTTGTAGAATTGATACAGGTTCTGAGTTTGCTCGGCCTCTAGTCTGTTCAGAGTTTGCTCGGCAGAAATCCAATTCATTCAATCAAAGGAAAAATCTATGTCTGACTTCATCAAGTCACAGGCAGAGGTTCGCAACAACCTAGTTGCTCAGATGCGCGAAGTTATTGACTTCGCTCAGACCGAGGCTCGCGGACTTTCAGCTGAAGAACTAACCAAGATTGAGCGCCTAGAGGCTGACATTGCTCAGCGTGACGCTTCAATCGAAACTGCAAAGCGTGTAGAAGAGCGCGCTGCTCAGGCAACTGAGGCTGCTTCTTCTTTCACCCCTGCAACTGCTCCATCAACCGATGCTGACCTAATCCGCGCAATTGCTCGCGGTGAAGTTCGCTCACATGAGTTCAACCGCGAAGCTCGCGCTGCACTTGTACCATCTGCAAACACTGTTGGTCAGTCTTTCTATGACCAGGTATTTGGTGTTGCTCGCCTAATCGGCCCAATGCTAAACACCTCAGAAGTATTCAACACTGCTTCTGGCGAAACTCTAGTTATTCCAACTGTTACTGCTTACTCAACCGCTGCTGTTACTTCAGCAGGTTCAGCAATCTCAGAGTCAAACCCAACCTTCTCAAGCCTTTCACTAGGTGCATTCAAGATTGGTGCTTTGGTTTCAGTTGCTAATGAGCTAATTGCAGACGCTGGATTCGACATCAACGCTTACATTGCTGAGCAGTTGGGTCAGTCACTTGGTTACCAGGCGAATGTGCTTCTAACTTCTGGTACTGGAACTGTTCAGCCTACTGGTGTTGCTACTTCTGCTGGTTCAGTTGTAACCGGTGGAACTGGTGTATCAGGTGCTGCGACCTATGAGAACCTAGTTGATCTAGTGTACGGAATCGCTGATGGCGCTCGCGTACTTCCAGGTCTAGGCTTCCAGATGTCAAAGACTGGTATCGCTGCTGCTCGCAAGATGAAGGATGGTGCAGGAAACTACATCTGGACTGACTCTGCTGTTCCTGGTCAGGCTGCAACTCTATTGGGTTACGCTGTTTATGAGAACCCAGCAGTTGCTGCTGTTGCGACTGGTGCAAAGTCTGTTCTATTCGGTCACCTACCTTCATACAAGGTACGCGTTGCTGGTGGAATCCAGGTTGCTACCTCAGCGGATTACGCTTTCAACTCAGACACAACCACATTCCGTGGCACAATGCGTCTAGATGGTGGCCTAACTCACGCTACACACATTGGTTACTTCAAGGGTGGCGCTAGCTAATCCCTGAGTAATTTCAGACTGGAAGACCCTCAACTCTGCGTAGGGAGTTGGGGGTTTTCCTTTACCCTGATTTATTTGCTAGTCTTTGAGTATGTCTAAACCTACGCGCAAACTAAAGGGAACTGTAAGTGTCTGGAGTAATAGTCCAGGTGAATCTACTGGCTATGGCCAGCAAGCCGAATACCTTGTAAACCGCCTAAAGCGAGATGGTGCGGATGTTGCCGCTTCATCAAACTATGGTGCTGAGGGTTCGCTAAAGTCTTTCAAAACACCTTATGGTGAAATCCCTGTTTACCCTCGAGGACTTGATCCTTACTCTAATGATGTCGGACCTATGCACCATGCTCATTGGAAGTCTAAGAATCAGAATCAGCCTGACACTCTAATTACTCTTTATGATGTCTGGGTTCTAAAGGGCAAGGCTTGGGATAACATCAACATTGGTTCTTGGACTCCAGTAGACCACCAAGACCTAACTCCAGGTGTTGAGGCTTGGGTGAAAAAAGAAAATGTCAACCCAATAGCAATGGCCCCAAATGGTGTTCGAACTATGGAGC